TTTTTTACCAATATCATGTCATAAGGGACACCTAAATTTTCAAGAAATTTAGCCATACTGTTCAATTCAAATCCATATTTTTTGTTAGTGAATGTGTATTTCATTAATTCAGGCCTGCATAATTGTACAGACAAATTCATTGAATGATAATCCTTTATAGGGGATTCTGTGAAATTATTAATTTGTAAACTACAAGGCTTAACTGATAATGGTATCTTATTTGTGAAAAATAATTTATTACTGTCTTCTAAGTAAGTGTAAAATCTAATTAAACCTTGAAACATTATTCTCAAAATCTTCTCATATTCTGTTTTTTTAGATTTAGTACTTAACGCAGCAACTAATAGTTGATTAATTGAATAATTACTAAATTTCCCTAGAATATTCTCACCTTTGGCCATATATAAAGAATCATAAGCTCTCTTAACTTCATTTATATTAAGTAATGATACAGCAAAATCATTTGAGTCCAGTTTAGCTCTAAACCAATATAAATTCATTAATGAATGATGTGTTTTATTCTGTTTGAAAAACCATTCTGAATCATCAAATGTTGGTAAAGTAATACTTTGTTTGAATGCTTTGTAAGCCACAGGAAATCTTAAAATATTTCTATACTTTAATGATAAAGTACCATCCAACAAGTCAAAGTCTAAATTACTTATTGAAAAGGTCATTAATTTACTATATAAATTGTAATTATACATACAGCTTCTAACTTCATCAACAGAAGAGCCAAAACTTAAATACAAAGGTGGCCAACTATTGCAAAATCCTCCAAAGGCAGGTATTTGTGTGTCAGTACCTACTCTGTAAAAATTTCTATATAAATTACTTAATATTAATTGACATTTATATGCTTGACTGTGTGTTGCTCCATTAACTTGCAACTCTATTGATTTGGATACAACTTGTTTCATATCAGAACTCATTCCTAAGCCACTAAAAGTTAAAGAAATGTTACTTAAAAATTTAGGCAACAAGGGAAGTAATTCGTGATTAACATACAAGACAGACAGAAGTTCGAAATAAGATTTACTAACATTACATTTTTTCAAAGACATAGAATGATTCAGACATTTCATGAGATATTCATACTGACCCAACATGGTTTGTAGACTACTCAGATCAAATCCTTTCTCAAGAGATAATCTGCCACCGCTGTCATCAGAATGTGCAAACATGTCTAAGTCAACTCGTTTACCTGTTAATATTATAGGCATTTCTAACAAATATTTGGCATAAATTTGGCCTCCAGCATGTAAAAGACTGCTCAGCATATTAAAAATTCCCATTACAAAACTGTAAGGCATTTCAAAACTAGCAGAATTTTCTAATTCATCATATTTAAAGTATTTTTTATAAATGTCATTGTCAGGATTACAAAAAAACTTATCTGTGATTTGTTTTCTAGTTTTGATTTGTTTTTTGGTATGTTTGATGAAATAATCTGTTACTGCAAGCATGAAATCTGAAGGCAAAACATCTTGCATCCCTAACATCATGTAGAAGTATTTTTCTGGATTAGATCTAGGAGCCCATTTCCTACAGTCTAAAGTCAAGTAATATGTATCAAATTTATCTGATCTATATTCGAAACATTTTTTATGAATTAATCCTGCTCGTCTAGCAGAAGGGACACTGATTATTTCATTATCTATAAACCCACAAATTGTTTTAAATAATTTTTCTATAGGTGCTTGATACAATTTTGTGCTATAATCCATTACATATATCTCTCTATGTCCTCCTCTTTGACTTTTATCAACTACATGCATTACAACCTTCTCTAAGGGATGCACTTGTTGAGTAGTTAAAAAAGTTTCATTCAAATTTCTTAGTTTTTTGTGTATTATTTGCAGGTCATTATCTAAAAGTATATTCTCAAGCTCTTCCATTTTTGTAGTTAACAAAGTTTTATATACAATAAAATACCCTTTATGTCCAAAAAAGTCTTTCCCTTCATACCGAAGACCTTTATTGCTTGCCATTGTATCTATAGGTTCATCTAAATGGTTGAACCATTTAATGTTGATGTGATTAGCAGCATTTTTAAATCTCAATTCTGCAGATATGAATTTACCGACATTAAAACAAATTTCTGGGCTAAACCCAAAGTCATCAGTTTTTATTTCTTCAGCTTCTCTGTTACTTTTAATATTATAAAGATGGCTTCTTTTATCTTGCATGTATAATTCATGCGTTTCCATTATGGATTTTAAGTTTAAAACCTGTTCTAAACTTTGTTCATAAGCGCCTTTAGTCATCATATATGTAGAATAAATTAAGTACACTAAATCATCAATATTGTCAATAAGTTTATTGACAAATGGATGTTGCACTTTACATTTATTGACAGTAATTGGATCATTAGATTCCAATTTAGACCACTCTCTTATGGTCTTGAAATAGGTAGGATAAAAAATTCTCAATCCTCTTAAGATAGCATAATCAAAAGCACTGTATGTTGGTGCTGCAAAGTCAATCAACATTGTATCAACTTGTGAGAATTGTGAGATAGGATTTACACATAAGTATCTCAAATTATGTAATAAAATTTCTGTTTTCCTTCTATTATGAAATAATAATAGAGTTGGTAATGATACCATACTTAAGGACAAATCAGCATTGTATTTTTCAGATAAGCTAATAAAATTAGCTAGTAGTTTATAAGGACTTGCTAATAAATCAAATAGTTGTTGCTGGTTTAATTGCATCCAAGGAGTTTCATCAAATAATTTCCCATTTACTACTTTACATTTAGGATTCCATGGAGCTAATTCTTCCAAAGCTGGGTAAATTAATTTAAAAATCTTTGTTTTTCTAGATGTTGTTATTTTCTTCCCTCCTTTGACATATAATATGACATCAGTTAAACCCAAATTATCAATTTTTATATATTTGGAATTGTAAGTTTGATTGGATAAACTCATTAACGTGTAAGCTAATCTAGAAAGGAAAATGCAATTATTAAACAAATTTGTGGTTTTTAAACAATTGTACCCTGAATTTAATTCTTCAATTGCAACTTGCTTCATTTGTTTAAAAAAAGGTACTTCAAAATCATTTATAGGCATGTCAAAATTAAAATGAAAAGATCTGTTTACCATTTTTAAGCTGTCCATTAATCCAGTTATATCTAATAACTTCCCATCATATAGTTTATAACCTCTATTAGAAGACCAGTTGGTCTCAGTTTTAAAAATCTGTAATTCATCCTGTGTAAGTTTGATTCCTTTATTGCCTTTTTTATCAATGCTTGACATATACTCTCTTTGAGCAGAAGTCATATCAGTTTTTGCTTTAATCAATAATTCTGGATCCGAACACATCATTAAAGCTTTCCTGAATTTTATCTCGGTTAAGTCCATTTTACTGTCATTTTTTAATATTTGAAAAAAATTGGACACAGACTCTTTATACTTCATTTTTTTGTCTAACACATCATCCAATTGTTCATCATCCGTGTCATTATAAGTCATTAAATGTTTTCTCTGATAAACAGTTTTTGCTACTGTCGAATTTATGTAGTTCAAATTAAGTGATTTAAAAGTAGGTCCTTGATCATATTTGATGTCACTTGTTAATCCACTATCTACTAAGCATAAAAATGACCTACGAGGATCAATGGTGACAGCAGTAGTCATTATTTTATTGTCATAATATGAATCTAATTTCGTTGAGTATTTCTCCATAGCTAATGATATGTCATCAAATTCACATATCTTATTTAAACCTTGCATTTTATGCTCTAAAATGATTGAATCAAACTTAACACTATCTTCCATTGTTAGAAGATTACGATTTCTTCTATTATCAAAATACACATTTGTATCCAACCTGTCGTCATCAATTAACTCACCATGGAAAGATGTAAAGCTAAGACTGCTCAATTTATACCTAGTTCTTAAATAACATTTGTCTCTACCCTGTACATTTTTAGAAAATAGTTTATATATTTCTCCATCATCTTCTTTTAGATCATTTAAAATTTTACCACTATATGAATTATCACTTTTAAAATTCACAGTTCTAAAATGTATTTTTGATGTTTTAGTCTTTACTAAAATATAAAAATCTAAGTCATTGAATTTCGTTTCCTTAACCATTCTTAATATGGTGTACAAAACAACTTTATTAGCCATAACAATTTTAATTATCCAATTGTCGTTCATTTGAGAAATGTTTGCTATTTTTTGTTCCGCTAAGGGAAATTCTCTAGTTATTTTAGTTGTAAATCCAAATCCAAACAAGTAATTATAATCCATATTCAACAATTTCCCAAACCTTTGAAAATGGTGCAAAGATCTGTCAGGAACATCAAATCCATAAGACTCCCATACATTCACCAAAGTATTGATGTCATCAGTTTGAGAAAAAAACACAGGTTTATAAGTGACACTCCATCCTAGATCTTGCAATGCTTTTATCTCATTATAATATTTAGATGATTTTATATCAATACCTTTCATGAAATTTGCTCTCAATTTATTACTTACAACAGTAAATTCTATAATCTGTGCATTCATTTTAGCAGAATCCAATAAAGCTAAATCTGGTGTTCTATTTGATTCAATGAAAGGTATAGTTTTTTCATCATCAAACAATACAGTAACCCCAATCACTTCTTTTGAAAATAAATAAGCAAAAAAATCATGCCTAAAGTGTAAATATTTTTTAATGAACATAACAGCATCTTGATTGACTGACATAGATTGATGCATAATTTCAAGGTAATTGTTACAAATGTCCAACATGTTAAACAAACATTCATAATTCGGTGCAATCTTTTTAAATTGATCTAAACAATAGTTAACAGTATTAAAGTTGTTTTCTGCTATTTTTTTAGGCACTGAGCAACAGTGACTTACCGGTTCATCAGCCCAAATCATCTCCACTGAATCATTGTCATTGGTGCTGTCCGCACTTTCATAGACATTTTCTATGTTAACTTCTTCTTGCTCTAGATTTTGCAGTGTCGATGAACCTTCGAAATTTTTAATTACATTGGTTTCACTCAAGTCAATGGGATTAAGTTGTATTCTTGAACTCCAACTGATTTTAGCTTCTCTACGTCTTAATTTAACTAATTGAAACAATTTATATATAAAAAATGAACATAAAATAAACACTTTTTTTCTTTTGTATTTTGTAATCATTTTTTGTTTATAACTTTTTTTAAAAAAATAAATTATTTTTAAACTATTTGCTAATGTTGCAAAAGATAACCCTACAATATTTATTGCAAACCCATCATGCCAATATAGCCCATAATCCTTAAATCCACCCGGCATAAAGCTTCCGTTATTAAATAAACATATACCAGAACTTTTTTTGTATTTTTCTGCTGTGATATACAATATCTTATTAGGCTGTTCATCTTTGATGATATACAAATTATAACCTTTATATTTAAGAAATTCTGCTGCTTCCGTATAATCAAACCAACCACTAAAAAACCTTTCTTTAAAAAAATCAAGATATTCACAGTTTGTAAAGAGTCCTTTTGGCATTGCAGTAAGTAAATATTCACCTCTAAGCAATTCAGGACATATTTTATGGTTAAACTTTGAGCATAAGTCAACTGTTAGCTTAGTCAAATGTTCTTCCATTGTTCAATTTAAATAAATGTTCTTCTCTTTATAAATTTAATACCGTAATTAGTTAACAATAGTTTTTTGTTTTCCCATTGAAAAACTTACAATCCTTGACAAAATCTGATTTTTGATCAACTGGTGTTAT